ACTCCACCCAGTAGTGCGAAGGAATAATACAGGTTGTTTTATACTTGCAGCATACTTACCAATAGCAGTCTCTAGATCATATACTTGATAGTTTGTACTAATAGTCATAGTTATTCTCCAAGAGCATCAAATTCTTCTTGAGTATACAGTTTAGTATAATCTATACCATCACTAACCATATCCTCTAATTTTATTTTCTTCATAAATGTTCTCAATTCCGCAGTAACAATCTGTGTACTATTATTATAACTATCACGCAATTCATTCATAGCAAGTAATCTATTATTCCAAACATCTGTTGCAGCTTCATTTACAGTTTGTACCCATTGCTTTGGATCATCTGCTTTAAGATATTCAACAGCATCACCATTAGCATCTTGACCGTTAGGATATTCTGTACGATATGTTTTAGGATCAACTGGCCACTTCATAGTGGTTATATCTTTAAAGAAATCAAGTGGTGTAGTAAAATCTTGTGGTTTCTTTATCAGTAATGATCTTAACTCTGCTCTATATTTCTTCCACTCATCCTTTTCACCAGTATAACTATCATCTATGTCAGGTAAAACTCTCCAATCACATGCTTGTAAAGACACTTCTTTCTGTCTTTTCTTCTTACCATAAGTTTGATCAAAGAATAATAGTTCATCATCAATCTTACTGGTCATCTGGATAGTTTCTATTTGCTCTACCCACTTAATTGCATCAAGAAACAATATTATATTATTCCTCAACTCAAGTATTTGATCTTGATTTGGAGCAGTGAATTGATATGACTTATAATAATTTGATTGAGTTTCAAAACTATATGTCAATTTCCTACGTTGTGCAAAGCAGGTGTTGTCAGTATAGAATATAACTGTTTGTAATTCATCTTTATCAGGATCATGCCAATATGAACCAACAACCTCTGTTAAGAACTTTTCTTTCATACCAGATTTAAAGGTATACTTTGGCACCTCATATCTAACCACATTAGGATTGTTACTTGGTGGTGGAATAAGAAATGTTTTATCGTGATATATTGCTATTTCATTAACAAAATCAACTTCAAGCATTGCTTTTCTTGTTGCTACTGCCATCTATTTCTCTCCAGATTTAGTATACCATCCTGTCAATATATATTTATCTTTGTCGCCACATAGTAATCCACCTCTATGTGTGTGAGTAAAATTAGCAGGCCAAATAACTACAGTACCTTGTGTTGGTTTAATTCTTCTCTTTTGATATAAAAATTCAGTTTCTCCTCCTTCTTCAATATCATTAAGATATATCATCCACACTATTTCTCTTTGATGAAAAAAGTATGATCCATTCTCGTGATGCCATATATGATATCCACCACCAGGTTTTGTTCTTTGAAACTTACTATCTGATGACAAGAAACCCATCTTCTGCAATACACTATAATGATCAATATAATGTGTGACACATGATTTAAGAAATTGATTGCATTGCGTAGTCCAACCAGAATCAGTATAATTTAATAGAAATGATTCATCCTGACGATTATGCTTACCATTGTACATAGATTGACCATCCATGTACATTATTTCATTACTATGATCAGATGTAATTGGCATTACATCATTAATTTGTGGATCTATCTTATCAGCTAATTTCTGATCAAGCATAGCATCACCAAATTTCATTATCCTATCACACCATGGTTTAGGTACAAAGTTGTGCCATACTCCAATAAAGTCATCAAAAGATGCTTTAGTCAACTTATCATCCTTCATCAAGTTGAGAGGACGATAAGGTGTCAATTCTTCTGCCATAATTAAAATGCTTTAATAATATATTTTACTTTGTGAAAATTAGGAACTAACTCAACCTTTCTGTTAGGGTGGAATGCTACATTAGGTGCAGGTAGTTTCGTACCCTTATTTAGGGTGAAAGTACCAGTGTTTAATTCTATATTTACATCGGATTGATTGAATGTAACTGGTTTAACTAAAGCAGCAGTACCAAGTCCTTGTTTTACTCCTGCACTATTAGCATTACCATAACTATAATCAAGATTAAAGTCTGTTATTGGTAATTCTGACAAGTAATGACAATGCTGGGAAGTTTCTGAATCATTATCCTCATGTATTATAGGTGCTTCATAATCATCAACTCTAAATAAACTTTCTCTTGTATCAATAGCAGCCATTACTTTAGCATTCCATATCTCATAATTACCATCCATTGTTTGATTTATCGATCCTGCTGTTGTTTGAGTACCTGCAGTACCTGTTGCTATTCCACTCGAACTTAATGAATAAATTGTAGATATACTAGCACCTAAATCAACAAAATATGCATCTGGTACGGAGTCACCTGGATGTACCCACCACGTGCTTGCTTGTATACTTATACCACCAGCAAATGGACCAGGATGATCTTCATCAATATTTTGCATCATAGCATATACTTCATCTTCAAGATCTGTTATATTATGTACTAAATTCCATTCTCTTTTGAAATCTGGCATCATTTGTGCTAGAAAACTTAACCAAGTATCTCTTACTTGGGGAATTTGTTGCGTAAAATCTGTAGTTCCTGATCCCTGTGATCCAGATGGATCATTAAAGTATAATATTGGATGGGTACCTGTATTGGTTCCACTACCTTGTACTGGACTATTAGTTTCTGTTGGCCATGATACACGACCTAATTTATCACCTAACCAGTTACCAGCTTCTGTTGGTGAGTTTTTGAAATTATATGGCATATAACCAAATAATGCTCTTTGATTCCATGCAATTAGAGGGTCGCCACCACCACCAGCAGTAACAGCACTAAAATAGATATGGTCGTGTGATGGTACTTCTACCTGTGTTTCTGATAGTGGTCCAATTGTAGCAGTAACACTACCAACAACCTCAAATTCTATATCTACTGTAATATCTTCAGATAATACAGTTCTAACTGTACCAAAATTAAAGAAATCACTGCTTATACCTGATGATCCACCTACATCACCTACTATCTGCTGATATGGATTGGGGTCACCTGCAGTTACATCCACATCATCAACATACCAATATCCACCAATACCACCTGCTTCTCTAGCATTAAATGTTTTAGTAGGATGTAATCCAGTATCTATTGGTAATATAGTTGATGCTCCTTTGTTACCATCAACTTGACCAGGACCAACTATCTTTCTATTTCTGTAGTCTGGTACTCTAAACTTACCACTATATGCTTTAGTAGTGTTGTCCCATTCACCAAATTGTGATGCATCATCAGATGATTTAGCATATGTGTTACCAATAACATTCCATAGATCAGGAAAATCAGCAACATTATACTCTGAACCATCACAATCCAAATAACCAGGATACTTTGCATCCAACCTACCTTTATTAGTAGATCCTTTCAATTCACCATACTGTTTCATTGGATCTGGATCACTTGCATCAACAGGATCTTTAAGTATTGGTATAACTGTGCCAATAGCATACCCATCCTCTTTATTCTGTCTAATGACACCAGATCCACCACCTGACATGTCAACAAATGCAGTCTTCTTACTGTACCAACATCCCTTAAGTTCTGGAGGTGGTGGTGCAACAGCATAATTTGTAGCACCCCATGTAAATGGATTATTTGTACTACCAGTACCAACTGTTACAGTTGATGTTACTTGTCCTGATAAACTCTGATTGGTTAATATTTGTAATTGGAAAGAAGTATTTGTATCAGGATCAAATGTTACTGGTCCTGTTACAAATGCACCAAAGTCAACAGATATCTTTGCATCATTAGTAGCAGAGATAGTAATAGGTCTATTGATATCTGTTATTGGTACGATACTACTAACAACAATAGTATTTGGAGCAGTATTTGTTAAACTTCCTGGTGGTGTAAAGGAAGCATCAGTATCTGGTCCACTATTTGTAGTAATAGTCCATGGTGATATCTCTCTACTACCTACTTTAATTTCAGTAGAAACTGTACCATTAAATGTGGCATTGGATTTATTTCTTATTTGTATCTCATCACCGAGTACAACTGATGTAGGGAATATTCCCCAACTAGACCATGAACCATCATGTTTTATTCTAACACCTGGTGCTGAACCAGTTGTAGATAATAAAGTAACAGGAACACTTACATCAGTACCCAGTCCAGTAAGACCACCACTAGGTTGTTGATCAGATTCAATTAAAACATCTTCATCTTGATCAATCTTATCAGAAAATATAAAGGTATCAGGAGTAATTGATGGTAAATCACCTGTTTCAACTCTCCATATACTTCCTGATGCACCAGTACCAATGTTATAATTTACCGAAATAGCAGTATTAGCAGTTGCTGATGATCTCAACATCAACTGTATGAATTGAGCATTGGTAATAGTAGGTGAACTAGAAGATTCAACAAATGTTACTCCATCTAATACTTGATATCCATCAGAATTTGTAACAGTAGTATTACTACTTGATATACCAATCTTCGCATTATTATCAGTAACTATTAATCCAGGATCAGACATACCCTGAATCTGTACTACATTACTATAAACATCAACGTCTAATTTTCTATCCTCTAACCATAAAAATGCTGGGAATGGGTCAGGGAAATTTGGTACTGGAGCTTTAGTATTAATAGTCCACTTCTCTGTCCTTGTACCAACTCTCAAATTAGCATAATGTGATAATGCATATGCAGGATTAGACTTTAATCTTATTTGTAATTGATCAGTATTTGATACCATCCAACCAGTTGGTATATCCCACGAACTCCATGCACTTTCACCTTGACTTATTCTCTTACGTCTTACTGCTACCTCATTAACAGTTGGATTTATATGTGAAGATGTTAATACTACCTCAACTTCTGTGGTACCAGACAAACCACCAACAGTAACAATAGTTTCTCCTACCCTAGCACCATCACCATATGTGTAAAGAGTATCTGGATCTGCGTTCTCTAATGTTGTAAATGCAAACGTATCTGGAGCAAAATCTTGAGGAATTGTGGTGATAACCCACACAGTACTCATTTGACCAATCTGGACTGTTACGTTTTGAGAACTATCCCATGCTGTAGGTGCCTTAAACCTAAAACGAACGGTTTGTCCTTCATCAACGAGTATTGGTGTATTTCCAAATTGATACGTAGTCATTTCTTATCTATTAGTATCGTAGCTATTTATGGTCATATTTCCTGAACATCTTGCCAATTACCTGCATCATCAATATCAACTTTAATTGGATGATCTGATTTAATTTCAACTGGTAAATCAATATCATCAACCAATAATGAATTTGATTGTACATCTGGTGATATTACTGGTTCATCTTCTGGTGGTAATGGACCTGATGGTGGAATAACAATAAGATCAGGCATCATATCACTTAATGTAGGAATTGTAGCAGTAGTAGCAGTTTGAGTAGTAATTCCATTGGTTGCTGAAATCATATACCTTACTGCATTTAATGTTGATACTTGTCCGTTATAAGTATTATTCCAGTCAATTGAGTCTGTTAGATAAGTATTAGTACTGTTCGTGAGAAGAGTTGTTATTGTCATTTGAGTCTCAACACCATCTATAGTATAATACCTGTATAGATTAACATTGGTAGCATTAGTACTACTATAAGTTAATGATACATTAGTTCCATATGGGACTGGATTTGGTGATGCAGTAATACTACATGTTGGTGGTGGTACCACAGTAAGAGTAACACTATCACTATCACTACCACCATTTCCACTGACACTAATAGTATATGTGGTGGTGGATGTTGGATTTACTGGAGTATTTGAATTTAATGGCACTAAACCAATACCTTGGTCGATACTGGCAGAACTAGCATCTCCAGTTGTATTCCAAGATAATGTTGTAGAACCTCCTTGAGGAATACTACTAGATGATAACGATATATTTGTATTTGGTGGTTGATAAACAGTTATAGTTGTAGTTCTAGAAGCACTTGTTCCACCATATCCTGATAGAGATAAAGTATATGTTGTACTAGATGTAGGTGTTACAGTCCTCGTACCACTGCTTACTGGTGATATAGAATATCCTATCTGATTAATTGTACCTGATGAAGCATAATTTGTATTCCACGTCAATGTACTAGATTGTCCTGATATTATTGAAGTTGGACTGGCACTGAAAGAACCAGTTGGTGTATTATACGCACACCCTTGATTAACATTAGCATTGGGATTATAGTTGTTTGCATTAGGATCAGTACAACCGTATACAATGTATGTACATGATCCATCATTATAATATGCATTAGGGTCGTAGTTTGTGGCATTTGGATCAGTACATCCATAATTATATGTACAAGATCCATCGTTAGTATTAGCACTAGAATTATAGTTGTTTGCATTAGGATCAGTACAACCATAAATGGGACAAGGACCAGTTGACATGCCTGTATGCCTTCCATTAGAAGCAACTGCTGCTCTTTCACCAGCACCACCGTAATAAATGAATGTAAAAAGGGACGTGGTGTATACACTTGTTGAAGCAGAGCTGCCATACACAGACATGTTGCTTGAACTAGTAAAGGTACCTTTCCAATATGCAGCACCACCAGATTCAGCATACCTACCAAAGAAATACATGTACCAATTGCTTATCTCATCATAAACCCAGTCGCTACCATCAGGAAACCAAAAAACATTATAACTACAAACGAGTGGGTTGCCGTAAGTATTAAAGTGACCTGCTTGAAATCCCATTTGATATCCTTGTTAAAATTTGATTATATAATGAACCATAACAAATGGTGTTACTACTTGATTTAGAACATCCAAATTTGATATATCTACATCGATATATGATTGCATCTCATCCAAATTAACTTGTGTAG